AGATATAACTTAGAATATGAATATAACGCCAAAACAAAGACGTTTCATTTATATGATATTGTTCAAAGAAAAGCTAACTATTACATTAAAGCAGGTGTCAATGCTAATAATGTAAAAGTCCAAGAAGATGCTTCTAAGTGTTACACATACATTAGAGGTTATGGTGGCTTTGATGAGCAACAAACTTTCAACGAAGCCAGCTTGCAATATGAGTATACACACCCCTTAGCTGACTTAATAGGCAAACGTCATGCGCCACCTGTTGTAGATGGACGCATAACTAAAGGGGATACACTCAAAAAAGCTATGGAGTTAGTTATACAAGAGAGTTTAAAAACATCTGTAACACTAGACTTCATTTCTTTGCAAAAACACTTTAAAGAAGCAGTACCTAGAGTTGGGGATATTGTTAATGTAATCGATGACTTAATAGGGTTAAATGAGTTTGTTAGAATTATCGAAATCACTACACAACGAGATATTAACAACAAGATTATCAAACAAGACGTAGTACTTGGGGAATTTAGATTACAAGATAGATATATGAAAGCAGTAAATACTGCTGCAAATTATGTTAAAGCTATTAAATCTAACAAATCTGATCCTGCGAAAGATTTACGGTCAATGCAAGCACAAACACAAGCTAACACTAAAACAACACAAGATTTACAAAAGAAAACCGATGACATTAAAAAGAGATTAGAAAGCGCACATGCTAAAAGTGTTACAACTGCAAATGGTACGATTGTTCACGACTTTACACCTAAGTCTAAAATTAGGAAAGTTAAAACAATAGGTACTATTGGAGATTCAGTAGCTAAAGGTACTGGTGCTAAAACTAACTTTACGCAAATGTTAGCTAAGAAGATAAAAGCTAAATCAACAAACTTAGCTGTTAGTGGTGCGACAATAAGCACAAACAAAGATAATAGCATTTATGAACAAGCAACTAAAATTAAAGGTGATTTAATCATTGTTCAAGGTACAGATGATGATTGGACAAATGATATTAAGATAGGCACTGATAAAACGGACATTAAAACGTTTTACGGTGCCTTTTATAGTGCCATTTCTAAAATTAAGAGTAATAACCCTAAATCAAAAATAATCGTCATGACACCTACAAAACAGTGTTATATAAAAGACGGTAAGGTTGTCCGAAAAGACACCACTAAGAACGATTTAGGTTACACGTTAGCTGACTATGTAGACGTTCAAATAGACGCTTGTAATGAGTTAGATATACCTGTGTATGACGCTTATCACTCAACACAATTCAAACCCAATATACCTTCATACAGAAAATCGAGCATGCCTGACGGTGTACACCCTAACGAAAAAGGGCACGAAGTCATTATGTATGAACTAGTTAAAAACTTTTACGGTTTTTATGGCTAAGGAGGTCAAAAACTTTGAAATTAGACAATTTAATTACGAAACTTCACTCGTACTTTAGTCAAAAGTTTGTAAGTCAACTTGAAAACAACTTCGAACAAATAAAATACTGGACTAATAAAAGTGATGATAGCTTTAACGAGCATTTAACCACTCAAAAAAATGCACATACAACTGAACAAATCAAACACAAAACTACAAAAGGTCAAGATGTTGTCTTATCCAATCATGAGAACTTTCAAGACGAACTTATTGAACATCTTGTGTTAGGTCATAATGGCGACGGTAACAATGAATTAAAAGCAAGTCACACATCAATGGACGCTCAAAGTTTCGATTCTTTACATCAACGTCTATATCACGACTTTTTAAGAGAAAGTAATGCTAGAGAAGAACTAAGAGCAGACTTAACTAAAAAAATACAACGTATTGTTAATGTTGACGACTTTGGTGGAGATCCCACAGGTCAAAAGGACAGTACAAAAGCTTTCCAAGATGCATTAGGCAACGGTAACGTACAAGTAACCATGAGTGGTGGTACTTACCTTACAACAGGTATTAAAATGCCTAACAACTCTCGTTTAGTTGGACAAGGTAAAGACATTACTACAATTAAATTTATGGACGAAACACCTGCAGAAAACATTGGTATTACTAATTTAAAAATGAGTGGTAGTGCAGAGAATATCTCATTAGAAAGTTTTTCTTTTAACGGAAATAAGTTTAGACAAAACAAAACATTAAAAGCATCCGGTGGTTCTCGCTCATCTAACATTAGATTTGCAGGTGTAACTAACGGTTACATTTACAACGTTAAGTCGTATGACGCTTTACTTCACTGTATCGACGTAACATATGCAAACGACAATTATTATTACGAGGGTGACGGCAATCGCGTACCTTACTCGTTAGAAAGTAAACATATATTCATTGATAATTGTGAGGCGTATGGTTGTGGAGATGACGGTATTACTACCCACCATTCTCGTTACATCACAATTTCTAATTCCTATGCGCACACTCCAACTGGAGGGAGCAATAATAACGGTATAGAAATTGACGACGGCTCGCAATATGTTTTCTTATCGAATAACCGAACTAAAGGCAACTTTGGTGGGTTAGAAATTAAAGCGCATAGTAACGCAAGTGCAGCAAGTGGTGTGTTTGTTAACGGCCATGTATCAATCGAAGATACAAGAGCGTACAACATTAGACATATCGGACATCATAATGCTAAAACAGATTCTAAAAGTTTAACTGCATATGATGTTTCGCTTAATAACTGTTTAGCGCTTAACCCTAAATTCAATGGCGTTTATCCAGGGTCTACTCCAAGAGCATTAGTAATCAGTGCATATAGAAATGTATCTGTAAACAACTTCACAGCTATAGGTACTAGTGATTTTGGCATATTAGAAGATGGAAAACTAGACAAAAAACAACCTGCTATTGCTGTTCAATTCATGGCAGAAAACATCTCGTTCAACAACATCAATGTTCGTAACTTTAAAAATGCAGACGTTGATATTAGATTGTTCGGTGGAAGTAATAGACCGTCAAGAGTATCACTTAACAATATCAATATTTGGAATTCATCAAATAACATCGGTATTGGCGTAGGCGGAAGTATTAATGATACCAAAATTACTAACTGCAACTTACATGGTAATGGTTCGGGTATCGGATTACGATTAACTAACAACCATGCAATAGTCAATGGTGTTACATCAGACAATTACTCCACACCAGCTTGGATAGCAGGTGAAAAATACGACACTGCTCCTACAGTTGGAAAAGGTGGTGCAAGTATTGCAACCACTGGTAGTGCAGGTGTAGCGAATACAAGCGCAGTTATTGCGTCAACAGGTGGTTCAAAAGCATATAGTAGTCGTAGTTTTGTCTTAGGTTCAGGTGCTAAATCTAAAGCTTATGGATCTCGTAGTGGTATTATCAACGCACTTAATTCCGAAACAGATAAGTCAGGACATACGCAACTAATCCTTAATAGTAACAGGGTTAAATCTCCAGGAAACTATCACGTTGTTGGTGGTTATGGCTCAAAAGGTGGTCCTTCAACTTCAAATATCAAGTTTGATTTAAGCACATACTCTGGAAACCTTACTTTAGCAGGTCAACTTAAACAAGATAGTGCCGATATCGCAGAGTTATTTGAGTCACAAAATGGATTAGCAATTGATTTAGGAACTATCGTTACTTTAGACGGAGATAAAATAAGAAAAGCACAACCTAGCGACGAGCCTATTGGTGTTATTTCTGGCACTGCTGCATTAGTCGCTAATGAAAAAACATTCCACCATAAAGACAGATTCTTAAAGAACGAATACGGTGTAACAATTACAAACAGAAAACAAGTTGAGTTTGTAGACGATGAGGGCAACGTTTCATTCGAATGGCGTGATGTACCAGTAGAAAACCCTGATTATGACGATAGCATTAGTTACGAATCTCGTTCAGAAAGACCTGAATGGAATGTAGTCGGATTATTAGGTCAAATCTACACGAACATTGAAAAAGACGTTATACCAGGCGACTATATCAACGGTAGAGCAGGTGTAGGATATAAAGATAATGTGAATGGTAAAGGTCGTGTCATGAAAATAACTTCTGAATACACTGAAGAACGTGGATGTGCAATAGCATTAGTATTGTGGGGTGCTAAATAATGGAATTAGAAAAAGTAGGTAAACTTGATTTAAACGAAGAACCATATTTACAACCGATATCTAATAGAGGTATCGGTTTTTATAATCTCGATAAAAACACTGCTAAATTTCAATTTGTAGTACAAAAAGACAACAAACCTTTGTTAATCAGCGATAAGAATGTTAAAGGTTATGCTTTCTTTAAAGCTGCGAACGGAACAGAAGAAAAACGACCTAGTACATCAGGTGTATTAGACGTAGAATTCATTGATCCAATGAAAGGGATAATTGGGATTACAGTACCACAATGGTTTTTAAAAAACGTTGTCGACTCTGAAGTGTTGGGTGAAATTTATTTATCGCTCAACGATGTAAACAATGTGGGAAAAGACGATACTGTTGTGTTAGGTACTTTTAAATTCACGGTACGCGACAGTCTTATCAATCAAATCGAAAGCGACATTAAAGTATCTTACATTCGCATGTTTGATGAGTTGCGCTCTGAATTAGAAAAGAAAGTGCAACAACTTAAGCAAGATATAGGCGATACACAAACATTGATTGAAACTATAAGACAAACAGCTGAAGATTATCTAATTAAGATAAACAAAGCTCAAGCAGACGCTATTGTTTCAATTACAGACGCATTAATGTCATCTAATGAAAGTATTGACTTAGAGAGAGAAGAAGCCTTAAGACAAATAGATGCTAAACGTGACGCTATCAAGACGGAATATGATTTAGCTTCTGATACGTTCAAAAAAACTTACGATAGCAATGTGGACGCTTTTAATTCTAATGTTAATCAAGCTAATGCAACGATTGATGAAAAAATTAATGCGTTTAATGGAACTCTTGAGAATGACGGTTTTACAACGCCAGCGTATGTTGAACAAAAGTTCACAGAAGCTAATTGGCAAAAGCACAAACTCACTAATGATGATGGAACTAATTTTTATGATGCTGACCTACAAGTAGATTTTGACGATGGAGAACAATTAATAAATTTATCCATTGGCACAAGATATGTCGTTCGGACTTCCAATAACCCAGATAACACTAACAGTAACGGTTGGCTAACAAAGTACGAAAGAAAAAGTGGCGTTATGCTTATACGTTATCAACCTTATAATTCGACTGTTATATACCAAAAGAGATTTTATAACGGTTGGAGCGAATGGGAACGTGTAGGTTCTGACGTTGTAGATACTGGTTGGATTGATTTACAACTAGTGAACAGTGCGTCACCTCATAACGACTTAGTTTCCAAAGGTGGATTTACTAGTGCGTACAGAACAATCACACAAAATGGAGTTACTAAGAAAATGTTACGCATTAATGCTACAACTATCAAACATGGACAGACTATTGCACTTTTACCTAAAGAATTCGTCAAAAACTTAATGTTTTTCTCAATAAGTGCACCTAGAAACAAAAACAGCGGACGTATTTCGTTGAACACATCAGGAACAGTGAATTTTGACGCTACTGTAGATCCATCAGCGTGGACTGATACAGATTATATTTACGGTCAATATGAATGGACGGAGTGATGAAATGAAAGTAGTTTATTTATGGAAAAATGGACAAGCAATTATTGTTCACAAAAACGAAGAAGATGAATATGTTTATCCTGATGAAAAATGGACAGAGAACCAACCTCCTCAAGGTATCATCTTACCTTGCTATTATGACGGTAAACAATGGGTTGGACAAACCCAAGATGAGCTAGAAAAGATGTTGCCTGAAGTAGAAATTCCTGTTGATGACAAAGATATTGCTATAGCTAAATTAACTAGCTTAGTTGTCGATTTACAAGAAGAGGTTATGAGTTTGAAGCAGAACATCGCACTAATAACTGAAGAACAAGCAAATCAAAAATTGGGGGAAGCATAATATGGATAAAGTAGTAATCGATTTATATAAGAAAAAATTATACACTGACGAAACTTTCAAAAAGTTTGTTAGAGTTGGTTGGATTACTCCGGAACAATTTAAAGAAACTACAGGTAAAGATTACGAACCACAAGTTAAATAGCTTGTGGTTTTTATTTTAAGTGAAGTTGGTGGATTAACCATGAGAAAAATAAATACAACAGATTTAATGTCTAATCTTTTGCTTTTATTACTTGCTGTTACAGGTGGTATTAGAAGTTTTGAATGGATTGATAAAACTGTAGATGAATTAGAAGAAATATCCCCTTTGTATACAAAAATAAGCCTTTATTTTGATATACAAACTATGGGGTGGTTTATGCTAATCGGTTCTTTCCTTTTAATTGCAGCAATGTTTTCCGACGGTAAAATATACGCTATTTTTGTCATTTTGGGTAATAGTTTAAGCGGTTTTATTCATGTGCTTTTCGGTTTATTGTCTGTGAGTGGCGCAGAAATGTTCACTACTTATTACATCAATTTAAGCATTGGCATCATACAATTTATCTTAGTGGCAATTGGGGTTTTAATTTTATGCAAAAAACAATAGAAGAACAAAGAATTACTAGCTTAGAAAAACGCATGGATAAAGCTGAAACTAATATAGAAAAGACATCAGAAAAGTTATACAAAGTGGATGAAAAGCATGATGACAGATACACAGAAACTATACAAGCCATTACAGAATTAAAAGGAACATCCGCTAACACTGAAAAGAACACAGATAGAATGGCAAATAGTATTGAAGGGCTTGTAAAGGAGTTAAGACAATCAAACTCTAATACAAATAGACGTTTTGAAGAAGTCAACGGAGAAGTTAGAGATATTAGAAAAACACTAGATAGCAAAATTGAAGATAAACAATTTATATTAGAAGAAAAAAAGCTGTCTAACAAAACATTAGGTGCTTTGATTGTAGGTGCTTTCGCTTTACTTGAAACATTAAGTAAAGTAATTGCTCCGTTGTTATTTGGAAATTAAGTCGGTACATATTGTATCGGCTTTTTATTATGCCAGAAATGAGGTGCATATATGGGATTACCTAGTCCTAAAAAAAGAAAGCCTACTGCTTCTGAAGTTGCAGCATGGGCAAGAAGTATGATTGGTAGAAGAGTTGATGTAGATGGTTATTATGGAGCTTAATTAATGGGTTCCATGTAAAAAAATAATGTGAATTGCTGGGACACCCTTAGAGCCTTAATAACTACAACGTAACTGGTAACGGTAAGCGTGAAAGTTAAAAAATATTAAGGATTGGGCAATCAGCAGGCAAGCCTCTATGGTAATAGTAGAGGAAGCTTCAACGACTATGTACTATCAATTGATAGGCAGTGCATTAAATATTCATGTGTGATACAATGTATTTGACGATTGATAAGGAGTGGTCAAATGGACATTGTAGGAATGCAGTTTAATTATCTTAAAGTTCTAGAGTTTTATGGCAGAAATAAACATAAAAAGAAACTATATAAATGTTACTGTACGAGATGCGGTAATGAAAAAATAATGATTGGTACCGAAGTTAAAAATGGTTATTCTAAAAGTTGTGGTTGTTTGAATAAAGTTAGTCATTCTAAAAAACACGGTATGACTGGAACTTTAATTTATAATAAATGGAAAGGTATGAAGCAACGATGTTACAACTCTAATTATGATTTTTACAGCGCATATGGCGGTAGAGGTATAAAGGTTTGTGATGAGTGGAAAGATGACTTTATGCAATTCTACAAAGATATGGGGGATGTACCATTCGAAGGTGCTGAATTAGACAGAATTAACAACGATGACGATTATAAACCATCAAATTGCAGATGGGTTAGTCATGAAGAAAATTCAAACAATCGACGAAAATATCATAATAAGACAGGATATACAGGAGTAACTTACAAACCACATCTAAACAAATATCAAGCGCAACTTTACAAAAACAAGAAATTTATATACTTAGGTGTTTATGAAACTGCAGAAGAAGCACACTTAGCTTATAAAAAAGCTAAAAATGAATATTAAGATATAGTCTAGTCTCATGTGAAAGCATGAGGCTCTTTTTATAGAGCAATTTAACGTTACACAAGCGTATTAAGAAATTAATGCGGGGAAAGGCGTTAAGTTAAATACAAACGCAGTGTTGGGATCTACCAAACTACATTTTCAATAGATATTGGCATTTTAAAACAACAGGAAATGCGATTGCTATGGCATGGTATAGATACCCTAAAGGCTTCAAATTTTATAGAAACACTAGAAACTTTGTTCCGAAACCTGGTGACATGGCAGTTTGGGGAAAGGGCTCCTTTAATAACGGTGTTGGTCATACTGCTGTTGTCATAGGTCCGTCTACCAAAAGTTACTTTACTAGTGTGGATCAAAATTGGATTGGTGCAAATAGTTATACAGGCTCACCTGGCGCGAAAATTAAACATAGTTATAACGGTATAAGCGGATTTGTCAGACCTCCCTACCACGCAGAAACTAAGAAACCATCGAAACCAAGTAGTACACCGTCCAAACCTTCTAATGACAACACTTCTAAAAACACAAAAGAACAAACAAAACCTATAACTAAAGAGATTACCAAAGTTTCCTATACATCATTCGCATACGATTTAGACGATGATTTGGAATATATTTATCATTATATGGTTGAAGGGCAAAAGTTGATAGGGAAGGTAAAAGGTATATATATCAAAGAGAGTACACATATGCGTTCTGTTGAAGAATTGTATTTACAACGTAATAAATATGTGAATGAAGATGAATACCCTCATGTATATATTGACCGTGAGCGTGTATGGACACCTAGACCTGATTCAGAAGAAGCACCAGAACATCCAGGTTGGCTTGTTATGGAAGTTTGCGGAGGACAAACGGATAGTAAACGCCAATTCATGCTCAATCAAATCAGAGCGTTAATCTACGGCGTTTGGTTGCTAAGTTGGAGTAAGGTGAAACTTTCTGAATCGTCAATCAAAGCAGATCCTAACATATGGCGTTCTATGAAAGATTTAATCAATTACGACTTAATCAAAAATGGTATTCCTGATGAAAGTAAATATAAAGAAGTCGAGAAGAAAATTATCGGTTTATATTTGAAAAGAGATAAATTACTTACAGAAACAATTACTACAACAACTACAAAGACAAAGATAAAAATTAAACCTAAAACTTCGGTCGACAATCCTTCACAGAACGATAAGTCGACAGGTAAAACGACAAACAGAACTTCAAATAAACCTCGTGTAGTTGTAGAGAAAAGTAAATATACTTTCCAACAAGCGCTTAATGCACAAATGGCTCATGGCATGCCTCAAAAATCTTATAGTTGGGGTTGGGGTAATGCTTCTAGGTCACAAACAAGTAAGTATATGAATCCTAACACTATATGGAATAGTTCAACTCAACGCTATCAAATGCTAGATTTAGGAAAATATCAAGGTATATCAGTAAGTAAGTTGAATAAGATACTTAAAGGTAAAGGCACTTTATCTGGACAAGGTAAAGCTTTTGCAGACGGTTGTAAGAAGTACAATGTAAATGAAATTTACTTAATCGCTCACGCTTTCTTAGAGAGTGGATATGGCCGTAGTAACTTTGCTAGTGGACGTTATGGTATCTACAACTACTTTGGTATTGCAGCTTACGACAACAACCCTAACGCTTCTATAGGATACGCTAGACGTCAAGGGTGGACGAGTCCACGTAATGGTATTATAGGTGGCGCTAAGTTCGTTAGGAAACAATACTTTAACAAAGGTAAAAACACATTATACAGAATGCGTTGGAATCCTAGCAATCCAGGTCGTATGCAATATGCTACTGCTATCGAATGGTGTAATTTCCAAGCATCAACCATTAGTAAATTATACAAAACAGTTGGTACAAAAGGTATGTACTACATTCGAGATAAATATAGATAACAAGGCTACTCACTGACGGTGGGTAGCCTTTAATAATTGAAGGGTGGTTTCTAATGTTAATAAATGTACTTAATTTAAATGACTCACAAGACGGCAATCGCATTAAACAAGGTGACTTATCGCACATGCGATACATCTTGTCTGACAATAACAACGAAGACTTAAAATTAGAAGGATTGCCTGCAAAAGTTTTTCTCACTGACAGTACAGGTGTCAAATATATCTACGACACTACAGTTAGGCAATATGACAATGCCTATGTGTGTGATGTTGTAATCAATCAAATTATCCCTGCAAACACGTATTCATTAGAAATATGGGTGGATAACAAGTATGTATTCCCGTCCGACAATAAAGCGAAAATTCAAGTAACAGAGAGTGTGATTGGTAGGCAATTGATCAATACACAAAATCATGATTTATGGCAAGAAATGATTGAATACGGTGTAAAAAACGGATTAATTAAGAATCAAACTGAAAGCGAAGAAAATTTTGTTATTGGAGAGAACGCCCCTAATGACACAACTAAAATTTGGATTGATACTACTGGAGGTAATGAATAATGAAAGCTATACCTAAAATTTTCGACAAAGAAAAAGGGCAATGGATTGAACTAATGGCTAAACCTATCGCCGAAGAAGTAGTTAAGATAATGAAAGAGGATTGGTTATCTAATAAGAAAACAATTGACTATTGGTTATTACAATATACAGAGGGTGTAGTTGAGCCTATACAAGTTGCTATATTTACTGACGGCAATGAAGTCGATGAAATCTTAAAAAGTAACTTAGAATGGATGTTTAATGGTTATGTATCTAATCTAGAAAACAAAAAGCTCTTTAATTTACAAGATTTTATAAACTATTGTTACAGCACTAAAACAGAGTTGCCTAAACAGTTCAAAGTCAACGCTATTGTAAAATTCGATAGTTTAGACGAACCTATTAAATTACAAGAGATAGATAATATCACGACTAATCCTGATGTTTTAGGCATATTAGATGAAACTTCTGAAGGATCTATAGAGGTTAAATATATCTATAATGATCATTCTATCGAAGATAAAAAGTTAATAAAAGAGAATAAATAAAATCGAGTCAACGTTTTGCGTTGGCTTTTTAATTTATATAAAAGGAGATATGAGTATGAAAACAGATGTAGGTTCAATTGTAAGAACAATCGTATTTATTTTAGCTTGGGTTAACCAATTTTTAGCTACTAAAAACATTTCGCCTATTCCAGTAGATGAAGTGACTATTAGTTCTATTATTACTGGCGCAGTTTCCCTGTGGACATGGTGGAAAAATAATAATTTCTCTCACGCAGCGCAAAAAGGACAACAAAAGTTACATGAAGTTAAAGCTGGAACAAATTCTACAGGTGGTGCGCCTCAAACGAATGGAGATGATTTCTAATGGTATCTGTTAGAACATATAAGCAATCAATTGCATATTTAAAAAGTTTAGAGGGCAAAGCGTTAAACCCTGACGGTGCTTATGGTTTCCAATGTTTCGACGTAGCTAACCAATATTGGCTTTATTTATTCGGTCATACTTTAAAAGGTGTGGGTGCTGCAGACATTCCGACATGGAACAATTTTACAGGAGAAGCTACTGTTTATGAGAATACACTATCATTTTTAGCTAAGCCTGGAGATGTTGTAATATTCAATAGAAATTATGGTGGGGGTTATGGTCACGTAGGTATCGTTATTTCTGCTACTTCTAACTCTATAACTATACTGGAGCAAAATTGGGTTGGCGGTGCGTATTGGACACCTCCTGAAGTTACTACAAGACGTACACATGGCTACGACTTCCCTATGTGGTTTATTAGACCTTTCTACGCTAAAGAAACGACTAAGAACAAAGTTAAAAGTAAAGCTAAACCAGTTAAGAAAGCAAAAGCTAAGAAAGGTAAGAAAATCTTGCTTGTTGCAGGTCATGGTAAAGGTGCTTATTCAAATGATCCAGGTGCCGTAGCAAACGGATATAATGAACGTGACTTCAATAGAAAGGAAATTATTCCTAGAATAAAGAAATATCTTGAAAGTGTAGGTAATACAGTTGTTTTATACGGTGGCAAATCAATGAATCAAGACTTGTATCAAGATACGTTATATGGACAACGTGTAGGTAATTATTCCGACTATGGTTTATATTGGGTTAAAAAGAATGTTAAGCCTGATGTCATTGTAGAATTCCACTTAGACGCTGCAAGCCCTCAAGCAAGTGGTGGTCATGTCATTGTAAGTGACAGGTATCCTGCAGATGATATAGACAAAGCGTTATCTAGCGCATTAGGTAAGACGGTTGGTAAAATTAGAGGTGTAACACCTAGAAACGATTTATTAAACGCTAATGTTACCGGACAACTTAATTTGAATTACAGATTAATAGAATTAGGCTTCATCACTAGTAAAAAAGACATGAACTATATCACTAAGAACGTCAATGAGTTTACTAAACGACTTGCCGAAGCTATTAACGGTAGACAAATCAATGCACCTAAGAGCAAACCGTCTAAAGCTAAAACAACGTGGAACTGGGGAGGTAAATTCACTGCTAACAGTACTATTAAAGTACGTAAGTCACCTGGACTTAAAGGGAGTGTAGTTGAAAGTGGTTCGTGGTTATACAAGGGGAATTATGTTCCTTTCGACCAAGTAATCAAAAAAGATGGGTATTGGTGGATTAGATTTAAATATGTTAAGCCAGGCTCAAGTAATAAACATTTCTATTGTGCCGTTTGTAAAATCACAGACAAACAGCAAAAAATTAAAAATGAAAAATACTGGGGTGAAATAGACTGGAAATGATATAATTAAATTACCACGTCATTATACAAGGGTAGTCGCTATGGCTACCCTATTTTTTATTGTATAATAATCTTTGTCCCTAATTTCAAACTAATACTATATTCTAAACCACGTTCTTATGAGCGTGGTTTTTTGTATACACGTGTCAAATACGTGTCAAAATAGTTATAATCTTTTAGTTCTATTTAGAAAATAAATCTTTGAAAACACTGTACTTATGGCTATTTAGTTTTATTTAGAAATTTATTTTTATCCCTCCGTTTCCGTACTATAACGTTGATATGACGGGCTTTCGAGAGAGTAAGTGTCAAATAAGTGTCAAGAGAATATTTCTCTGACACGTTGGCCTTGCTCTTTTTTATGTTCTTCTAATAAATGTGAATACGTGTCTAACGTTTGTGATATAGTAGCGTGACCTAAACGTTTACTTATATACTCGATTGGTATGCCTTTAGATAGTAAGTAAGATGTGTGCGTATGTCTGAGTGAATAGGGAGTTATATTATTATCGTTTAATCCAATCACCTCTTTTGCTTTTCTGAATGCTTTACTTACTGATGTATGACTAACCGAGAATAACTTGCCATCAATTCTACGTGGCATTTTAGCTAATTTTGAATTTATGTGCATGATATCTTTTGAATTTACTTCTACATCACGTTTTGAATTCTTTGTTTTCGTTCCAGGCAAATGAATTATGCCATTCGCTTTGTTTAGATCTTTGTAAGTCATATTGATGACATCGCTATATCTTGCGCCAGTAATGCCTAATAGATATAGCAAAACATAACTTTCTTCATCTCTTTTCTTGAAATAATCTAGCAAGTTTAAATAGTCTTTTATCGTAATAAACTTAAATTTCTCATCTTTAGCTTTTTCAGTCCCTTTGATATTTACATTATAAGTAGGGTCTTTCTTCAAATAGCCATCGTATAACGCGTCTCTAATACATCTAGCAAGACAACCGTGAACTTTTCTTACTGTTTCATCAGTGTGACCTTGTGCGTATTGATTTAAAAACTTTTGATACTCACTACGTGTGATATTTTTAACTAACATATTTTCTCCGAAATACTCACTGAATAATTTAATCGATCTTTCATACCAGTAGAATTGTTTGCTAGACAACTGTTTCTTGTTCTTAATTTTTATCCAGTCATCGTAGTAGTCAACGAATTTTTTATTATCTTCAATGTTGTTGCCATCTTCTAAATCTCTAATTAATTGTTGTGCTGCGTTTGTAGCCTCAGCTTTTGTTTTAAATCCAGATTTACGTTTTTTGCCAGATTTCAAACTAGGGTGTTTAACATCGTATTGCCATGATGAGCTTGTCTTATTTTTGCGTTTTGTTACTGTAAATGTTGCCATTTTCCGTGTTCCTCCTTAAAAAAGTAAAAAAATAATAAGGGTACTAGGTACCCATAAATTATTGTTGTAATGCTTGTGACTCATTTCTTGCTTTAGTTACGTCTTGTTTGAAACTATCATACGATTGGTTAGGACTAGATAATGCCATACCAGGCCCACCACCTATATGTTGAAATTTATCCGGATTATTTTGAATGTTTTCTGTAAGTTTTTTAGCATTTAAATATTCTTGGTAACTAGGAGAGTTTGGGTCTTGTTGTTCGGATTGCTGATTATTACTTTGTGCTGTTTGCACTTGCTTACCTTGCGTACGTTCATTATTACCATTATTGTCTTGTGATTTGCCATTATCATTTTTAGATGTGCTTTCTGATTCGTTATTCGCAACATCTTTATTGCCTTCTTTTGAACTACTAGCAGAATCGTTTGTAATATCATCTGCTGCAGAATAATCTACGGTCTTTAGTTTACTAATATTTATTTTCTTGGTACCCAGTTTTTTACCCTCTGTGCCTTTAGTAGCTTTAAGTGTCACTTGCTTATCATTTTCTAATTCATAAGTAATAATACCTTTAGCAGTTTTACCTTTCTTAATTACATCATTGTTGTGTTTGTCCCATTCTTCGAATTTACCAGTATTAGGCGTTGGACCAACTTCAAGTTTACTTTCAGTATTTTCACTATCTTGTGTAGTCTCCATCGACGATATCCAAACATTCATTGGTGTGATTTGTTCGTCCCCGTCTTTACTTTTAACTTCGTATTTAAAAGCTAATAGTTTCTTGCCATTATCCGAATCCTTATCATTAACTAAAAATGTATCTTTTATTTTTAAAACAGCTTGATCAAGGACTAAAGTATCATTAGTGAATTGTACTTTGTTTTCATCAACGGACGTCGACTTTTTTGAATCGTTATTGTTGTTGCTACATGCCGCTAAAACTAAGAAACAAGATAATAAAATAAATAAGACTTTTTTCATTTTACATTTCTCCTCTGAATAAATATTTATATTAAAGCGCCACAAAGGACGCTTATTAAAACAGTTTTTGACTTGCTACAACTCTACCAATTATTTTAACTTCGTCATCTTCTCCGTAAACTTGAGGTAAATGTTCTGGGTTGTTTGATTCTGGAATTAAGATAATTTGATTCTTGTTATATCTAACTCGTTTAACAGTAGCGTTATAACCATTAACCATAACGACGCCCAACTGACCATTTTCTACTATAGAATCTTTTTCGACTACAACTACATCGTTTTCTTGGAAAATTTTATCCATGCTATCGCCAGACACTCTCAAACCAAATTCTTCTTTGTCAGAATTAAGATTTTTAGTAGCGAAGTATATGTAATCAACTAAATTTTCTTCACTATAGATAGGTAAGCCTGCAGATATTTTTGAAACAACTGGAATCTTTTTGACTGGTAGGGTTTCTAGTTGAGGTTGCTCGATATCCATAATTTCCTCTGGTTTAATATTTAACCCTTTACAAATTTTGATGACATTTTCTACCTTAGCATTAAATACTCCTCTTTCTAAAATAGATCTAACAGTTGTATAAGCTAAACCAATTTCTTTTGAAAAAGCTTTTATACTCCCAGATTTCAATTCCATAAGTCGTTTTAAATCTTTTTCTTTAGTCATTTTCGTTTACCTCATTTCTAATTTGTACCTATATAATACCATGCGAAAAATCGTATATCAAGTAAAAATAAAAATAAAAAATGCGAATTTTAGTGTTGACTTAGTACGAAAATTCGTATACAATTTAGTTAAGCAATCGGAAAGGTTGCTAAAAATTATAATTTGGAATACGAAAATTCGTATTAGGAGGGGTACTATGTTGAAGAATTTCAACGATATTAGAAAAGAGAAAAAAGTATCTCTGGTTGATTTAGCAGACTTATTAGAAGTCAGATACCAAACGGTAGCAGATAAGATAAATGGTGTTTCTGATTTTAAATTTGGAGAGGCATTACTTATTAAAAATGAATATTTTCCAGAGTATGACATTGAATATCTTTTTGAAAAAGAAAAAGAACGACAAACAAATTAAAGGAGGAATTCAAATGCAAGATTTACAAATTTTCAATTTTGAAGAATTACCAGTAAGGACGTTAACAGTAAATGAGGAACCATTTTTCGTCGGTAAAGATGTAGCGGAAATCTTGGGCTACTCAAACACGAGAGACGCATTATATAGACACGTTGACGGTGAAGATAAGGACGTCGTGAAACTCGACACCCTTGGTGGTAAACAAAGTCAAACTATTATCAACGAATCAGGATTATACAGCTTAATATTCTCATCAAAATTAGAATCAGCTAAACGTTTCAAACGCTGGGTAACATCAGAAGTTTTACCTACATTAAGAAAAACTGGAACTTATCAAATACCTAATGATCCAATGCAAGCATTAAAACTGATGTTTGAAGCAACGGAACAAACTAAAGAAGAAATTGCAACAGTGAAAGCAGATGTTATTGATATCAAAGAAAATCAAAAGCTAGATGCAGGAGAATACGGATTGATAACAAAAACAGTTCATCAACGCGTTGCTTATATCAGACAAATTCACGGACTACCTAATAATAAAGAAGTTAACAAACCTTTATATAGAGATATTAACAGTAACGTAAATACGATGGCTGGTATTAAAACAAGAACACAATTAAAACAAAAACATTTCGATGACGTAATGAATATGATCACAAATTGGTTTCCATCTCAATCAACAATGTATGTCATCAAACAATTAGAAATGGACTTTGAAAACGAAGTATAAGGAGTGATAGCAATGGAATACATTGGATTTGCGGACGCTATCGAGTTTGTGAAAATAAGTGGAATTTCTAAAAACGATTTAGAAAAGCACGTTTATAGCAATAAAGAGTTCCAAGAGAAATGTATGTACAGATTTGGCAAGAATCATAAACGCTACATCAAGATTAGACCGGCAATTGACTTTATAGAACAAAAATTAATGGTGTCAGAAACGGCACTTTAGAGGAGTTTTACTGAAGAAAGAGGATATATCGAAAAACTTTTAGAAAGGGTGGATTAAATGAAGTACTTACTAAGTTACATGACGATGTTTATCGCAATGATTATCACATTACTTTTAGGAGGTGGTTTCTTTACGGTAATAGCATTTTCAATGTTAACCCTTATTTTCAGCAGTTTCTTCTGGGAGAAGTGGCTTGAGATAACAAAAAAGACTGAAACTTGCGCCAACAAGTAACAGTCAGAATCTAATCAAAATATACAACTTAATTTAATCAAAATATACGGAGGTAGTCAATATGAAACATAAACTTTTAAAAATAGCCAATGATTTAAATAAATTAATTTTGCATAGTGATGAAGAAGTGAAAGCAGAATTTCAAAAATATTATGAGGGGGAAGTTAGTATCACCTTTTGGCACTACTCTAAAAAATATGAAAGTAACTGTAATCATCTAAGTTTCTATGAATTTCACACAGATGAAGAATTACAGAAATATTTTGAATTAGCAAAAGAAGTTATTGCAGGGGAGTGTTTTATTGATGAGTAATTTATTCGAATTAAAAAATAGTTACCAACAAGTTTACGACCTTATTGCAGAACAAGAAGACGAACAAATTTTAAAAGATACTTTATCAAGTATTAATGACGCTATCGAAGATAAAGCAGATGGATATGTAGCAGTCATTAAGTCTTTAGAAGCAGATAACAATGCTATAGACGAAGAAATAAAACGATTAAGACAACGTAAAACTTCTAACCAAAACGGTGTCAAACGTTTAAAAGAAAGTTTACAGGAAGTCATGGAACAAACTGGAAAAGAGAAGTTCAAAACTGCGCTTAATTCGTACAGTATTGCTAACAACCCACCTAGTTTAGATGTAACTGATGAAAGTTTGATACCTAAACAATATTACGTTGAACAGCAACCAAAGTTAGACAAAAAAGAGTTATTGAAAGCTGTTAAAGGTGGTTTAGAACTCAAAGGAGTAGAACTAAAACAAAATAGAAGTTTGAGGGTGAGATAGATGACTGAGGAAAAACAAGAACAGGATATTTTAACCCAACTTGGTGTGAAAGACATCAGCAAACAAAATGCTAACAAGTTTTATAAATTCGCTATCTACGGAAAATTCGGTACAGGTAAAACAACCTTTTTAACTAAAGACAATAACGCACTTGTGCTCGACATTAATGAAGATGGAACAACAGTTACAGAAGATGGTGCAGTGGTACAAATTAAAAACTACAAACACTTTGCTTATGTAATAAAAATGTTACCTCAAGTAATTGAGAAACTAAGAGAAAACGGAAAACAAATAGATGTAGTAGTGATTGAAACAATACAGAAACTACGCGATATCACTATTGACGACATCATGAACGGTAAGACTAAGAAACCGACATTTAATGATTGGGGAGAATGTGCGACACGCATTGTGCATATGTACAGATATGTTTCTAAGTTACAAGAACAATATCAATTCCATTTAGCGATAAGTGGTCATGAAGGTATCAACAAAGATAAAGACGATGAAGGCAGCACGATTAATCCCACTATCACGATTGAGGCACAAGATCAAATAAGAAAAGCAGTTGTAAGTCAATCGGATGTTTTAGCAAGAATGACAATTGAAGAGCATGAGGAAAACGGACAAAAGTCATACGAGTATGTACTTAACGCTGAACCCTCTAATTTATTTGAAACCAAAATAAGACATGCAAGCAATATAACAATTAACAATAAGAAATTTGTAAACCCTAGCATTACGGACGTAGTACAAGCAATCAGAAATGGAAATTAAAAATAACTAATAAGGAAGGTAATATACTATGAAAAAAAGAGATATAACACATCAACCACCAGAAGCAGTTGATGTAGTTAAATTAATTAAAATCATATGTCTTAAAGGTAATGGAAACGAAGATCCTATTAGGAAAGTTGAAAGATATTATGACTTAAATGGCACATTTATATTTGAAAAAAATATTTAATCTTTATTAATAAATTCGCTTGCTTCAGAGATACTAATTTCTAAACTTACTAAAGCGGTTAAAGCGTGTAAAAATTTCTTTAAATCTTGAACATCTTTATCAATGTGTTTTCTAACATAATGCGTTTCATCATTTCCAATCCAACTAGCTGCGCGTGCTAAATTATTAATTCTTGTATCATCAATATCGGAAATGCATTTCCCAAGTTGTTGGTTTGATATTTTAGTTTCATCTTTATTTTTGCATTTAATCAAATAATCTTTAACAAGAAATTCAATAGCCTTTCTATATCCAATACCAGCTAAATGATCAAATTTTAAAGCTTCTGCATTTGAACTTTGGGTAATAATATTTTTGAATTCTTTACTTATTTCATCAATTTCACTTGGATATTCGAACAATGTTTCAGGCATAGGTTTGTCATTATCTATTTTAAGTTCATTAATGTAACCTGCCGGTGACAAAGTAACCTTATAGGTTTGCAAAAAGTGCTTATTACAACTAGGGCATTGTAGAGTTAATGATACTGGAAAATTTCTATTACTTGTATCAAATGGAGTTGAACTTAATATAGAAGGACTGATCTTAGATTTACACCAAGGACAATAATTTGGTAATTCTATCGCATAATTTCCGTGTGAAGTTCCTTGAGTATCTAACAACCGAATTTCGCGTTTCAAAAATATCACTCACTTTCAAAAATTAGAATTAAATATATTATACAAAAATAACATAAAGGACGGTATAAAAATTATGAAAATTACAGGACAAGCACAACACACTAAAGAAACTAATCAAGAGGCATTTATGAAAGGTGGAGACTTCTTAGGAGCAGGAGAATTCACAGTTAAAGTTAAAGATGTTGAATTTAATGACAAAGAAGGAAGATATTTCACTATCGTATTTGAAAATAACGAAGGTAAACAATACAAACATAATCAATTCGTACCACCATTCCAACAAGACTTCCAAGAAAAACAATATATAGAATTATTAAGCAGACTAGGAATTCAACTTAATTTACCTGATTTAACTTTCGATACAGACAGATTAATAAACAAAATGGGAACAATCGTACTTAAAAATAAGTTTAACGAAGATCAAGGTAAATATTTCGTCAGATTATCTTTTGTAAAAGTTTGGAACAAAGGTGACGAAATCGTAAATAAACCCGAACCTAAAACTGATGAAATGAAACAACGTGAACAACAAGCCAACGGACAGCAAACGCCAATGAGTCAACAATCAAATCCATTTGCCAATGCTAATGGACCGATTGAAATTAGTGATGATGATTTACCTTTCTAGGACGTGATTAAATGCAGCGTATTACAAGATACCAGCGAGATAACGACGGTACTTATTCCGTCGTTGCGACTGGTGTTGAATTAGAACAAAGTCATATCGACTTATTAGAAAATGGTTACTCACTCATTGCAGAAGTTGAAGTACCTGATAACAAAAAATTATCAATAGAACAACGTAAAAAGATTTTTGCATTATGTAGAGATATTGAGTTGCACTGGGGAGAACCTGTGGAATCACTAAGGAAAAGGTTTCAAGCAGAACTTGAAATTATGAATGGTTACGAAGAAATAAGTTTACGTGACTGTTCAATGAGAATAGCGAGTGAATTAATAGAGTTGATTATAGCTTTTATGTTCCATCACCAAATACCAATGAGAGTAGAAACGAGCAAATTGCTAAGTGGAGATAAAGCTATGTTGTACTGGGCAACGGTCAATCGAAACTGTGTACTATGTGGGGAATCAAACGCTGACCTTGCACATCACTACGCAATAGGACGTGGTGCTAACCGTAAGAAGATGCAGCATTACGATTATGAAGTGTTGGCTTTATGCAGACGACACCACCAAGAACAGCACAACATAGGCGTTAAGTCTTTTGATGAAAAATATATCTTACAAGATAGCTGGATAAAAGTTGATGATCGTTTAAACGCCATGTTGAAAGGAGCTAAAAATGAATTCGAGAGTAATAACTAAAGAAAACAAGAAAGAAATTGCTAATAGAATCAAACAAATAAGATTACAAAGAAATTTTGATATAAACGAATTCGCTGCAATCTTGTATGTATCTCCTTTCTCCATAAAACAATGGGAAGAAGGTAAAAGAATTCCTAATCTTGAAAAAATAAAATTGATAGCATTCATATTTAAAACAACACCAGAATGGCTATTGTACGGGGAGTGATAGTAATGACATTAGGTAGCCGTATTAAACAACACAGACAAGATAAAGGTCTGAACATGAGAGAGTTCGGAGAATTAATCGACAATGCGTCAGACAGTATCGTTAGTAGGTGGGAAAAAGATATTTCAAAACCTAATGCTAAAAGGCTTAAATTAATCGCTGATGACATGAATATTACTGTAACAGAGTTACTGAATGGAAGTGAGAAAGATGGCAACATTTAGAACGATAAAAGAAAGCGGGGATTTCGTAACAGTCCATAAAGCTTTTGTTTTTGATAATAAATTGAGCGCCAAAGCAAAAGGGATACTGCTTTATTTCTTAAGCAGACCTGACAATTGGCAAATATACACATCAGAAGTGGTTAAGCACATGAACGACGGTCAGAAATCTATAAACAGTGGCATACAAGAGTTAATAAAAAGTAAGTACGTTCATAGAATACAAAAAAGGACTGACAACGGCATTTTTAACGGGTACGAATATTTAGTTTATGAAAAGCCTACCGAAATGCCATTTTCGGAAAACGGATTATCGGCAAACGGTTTTTCGGAAAACGGAAAAACGGAAAACCGAAAAGGGCGAACTACTAATAATAATAGTATTAATAATGATTTAACTAATATTGATAGTACTTATATTGATGGAAATATATTGTCGGGCAACCCGACTACGTATCCTTACAAAGATGTAATTGACTACCTTAACCAACAAACAGGTAAGAATTACAAATCTACTACTAAGAAGAATCAAACAGTCATACGAGCAAGAACTGATGAAGGTTTTTCAATAGATGACTTTAAAAGAGTTATAGATAACAAAGTTGCTGAGTGGAAAGGCACAAACATGGAGAAGTACCTAAGACCTGAAACATTATTCGGTACTAAGTTTGAGGGTTATCTTAACCAAGAATTACAACCGAGTGGCATGGATCAATTAGAAAGAATGAAGTATGACGAGAGTTATTGGGACTAGGAGTGATTATAAATGCAATCAATGGAAAGTTTAGCTAGAAATATCAAACCTAGTAAAAACATCGTAGAAGAACAACACAACCTTAAATGTAATAAGTGTGGAAACACATACGACTATTACAAGTTTAGTAACGGGCATGAGTTTAGACATGGTTGTGACTGTTCAATGATACAAGCTGGTAAAGAAGCAGAGAAGAAACGCAAACAAAAATATATAAATAATATTTTCAATCAATCTACCGTAAACGGTTCGCTAAGAGATGCAACAGTAAATAATTACAAACCACAAAACGAAAAGCAAGTATACGCCAAAAAAACAGCCATAGAGTACGTCAAAACATTCTCGGTAGACAATCCTAAGTCTTTAATCTTACAAGGCTCATATGGTACCGGAAAAAGCCATATAGCATATGCCATTGCTAAAGCGATTAAAAACGAAGGATATTCAGTGGCTTTTATGCACATTCCAATGTTAATGGAGCGTATTAAAGCGACATACAACAAGAACGCTTCAGAAACGACTGACGAACTTGTGCAACTGCTAAGTAACATAGATTTGCTAGTACTCGACGATATAGGTGTAGAAAACACTGAACACACATTGAATAAACTATTCAGCATTGTAGATAACAGAGTTGGAAAGAATAATATCTTCACTACAAATTTTAGTGATAAAGAACTTAATCAAAATATGAATTGGCAAAGGATCAATTCAAGAATGAAACATAACGCTAGGACAGTAAAAGTGCTAGGCGATGACTACAGGGAGCGTGACGCATGGTAACGAAAGAGAATGTTATGCAAATACTTGAGTGTTCCGATGTGTATGCTCAAAAAATGATTGATTGGTGCAGTGGGAATCAAGCTGCACTCATCAAGTTAATTAATGCCAAGTTAGAAGAAAAAGGCAACAGACAGGCAATAACGGAGGTGTCCTAATGGGACTTATCGACGGACTTAAAAATCAATACATGTTGTATCAAATTGACGGTTGGGAGATGTGTAGTGTAACGCCGTTAGGAGAAGATACATTCAAACTAGGTAACTATGCAGGCATACACTATAGAAACACATTCTCAGGAACAGTAACGAAAGATGAACTAGAAAAATTAAAACGTAAGCACAAGTTGTTCAGAAAAGAAGAATTGCAACAACAGATGACAATTAACGAATTATTATTTTGAGGTGAGTTATGGAAATAGAGATTAATTTTAACGATACGTATAAGGAACCTATTGGCTCTCCTCGTCCACGTTTTAGAAATGCAGGTAAGTTTATCCAAACATACATGCCAACGTCTTACACAAAGCATAAAGCATATATACAGAGTCAGTTACCTAAAAAGATGTTGAACAGTAGATTGAAAGTATCAATATATTTTTACTTCGCACCACCTAAAAGTTGGACTAAGAATCAAAAGTTAATATCGATAGGTCAATATAAACGTACGAAACCAGATATAGACAATTTAATCAAAACAGTGCTAGACGCTGCTAACGATCACTTATGGAAAGATGATAACCAAATTGCACACATTGAAAGCTTTAAGCAATATGCAGAAGAGCCAAAAATAATCATGAATGTAGAGGAAGTGGAGTGAATGGCTAATAGAGAAGAAACTATTGAAATTGAAGCAATACTCAAAGTGAGATGTAAATATCCAGTATGGATAAATAATCGTATTACGAAAGAAGAAGAAAAAGAGCGCATTTTAGATTTAATCAGTAACAACCCTGAAAAAGAGTTAATGAGCGAAGATTTTAAATTAATTGAATTGGTAGAGGTGGAATAAATGGAAGCAACAAAAATGAGAGTTAAAAATAAATACTTCTCTATTACACCTAATGTAGTAGAGAAAATGAAAGAAGCAGATATCAATCCCGATATCTTAAGACAAAGATTAGCTTCTGGTTGGAAGTTTGAAGATGCAATAGAAGCTCCTTTGGGAGTAAGACGTAGTGAATGGGATAGTTTAAAACCTAAAGAGGACGGAATCGCTAGTTATAAAGAGAGAATGGCACAACGTAGATTACAAGAGTTGAAACGTAAGAAACCACATTTATTCACAGTGCCTCAAAAACACCCTCGTGGTGAATGGTGCAAGCATCTTATGGAGAATGACATATTCCCTAGAAAGGTGGTTAGATCATGAGCATTAAAGATTTGATTATAGGCGATAGAATCAGAATCCAAGAAGTTAACGGTGTTGAAATTACAGTGCAAATAAAAAATGTTTATCGTTTAGTTCAGTCAAGTCTTGATATGGATAAATGGGTTGCTGATGTAGAAGCAATTGACGGGAGAACTTGGACTATTGATGATTGTTATGATTTTTACTCATTACCTAATGGAAATGAAGGAACTAAAAAGACATTAGATGACAAGGTTAACCACCCGTCGCATTACACGTATGGAGATATGGAAATTATAGACTTCATAGAGCAAGTCACTAAAGATTACAAACCAGAGTTAGCATTTGCGATTGGTAATGCAATCAAGTATATAAGTCGAGCTAATCGTAAGAACGGTAAAGAAGATTTAGACAAAGCACGTTGGTATCTAAACAGAGCATTTGAGAAGTGGGAGGGTTAATGAAATGAGAAACACATTGACAGATTTAAACAATCATTTATTTGCACAATTAGAAAGATTAAGCGATGAAGATTTAAAAGGCGAAGAATTAAAAGAGGAGTTACAAAGATCTAATGCAGTTTCTAAAGTAGCTCAAAATATCATTAATAATGGCAGTTTAGTCCTGCAAGCACAAAAGTTTAAAGATGAAAAATTAGATGCAGAATCAGAAATCCCTAAGTTGTTAGGAGAGTAATAGCCATGAGACATGTATGGACTGATGAGCATGAAAAATATATTCGAAATAACATCAAAGGTAAAACTAAGAAAGAAATGACAGAAATGTTTAATAAGGAGTTTGGCACTGATGTTACTACAGATAAAATGAAAGGTTTTTGTTCGAGAAAGAGGATAAGAAGTGGCGTTGATTGTAAGTTTAAAAAAGGTGTGCCTTCTTGGAACAAAGGTAAAAGTTTTCCGTCTAGAGGCAGAAGCTCTGAAACTCAATTTAAGAAAGGACAAAAGCCCGATAACACATTTCCTTTAGGAACGATAAAAACCACTACTGACGGTTATAAGTTTATAAAAATCAAAAAACGAGGTTCTAAAAACGAATGTTGGAAACAATACACACATTATTTATGGGAACAAAAGCACGGACCTGTGCCCAAAGGATATTGTTTAATACATTTGAATCAAAACAGGTCAGACTGTAGCGAAGAAAATATAGCATTGGTAAGTCGTAAAGAATTAGTACGTATTAACAAACTTAATTTAACTTCAACTGATCGTAACTTAACTAAAGCAGGAATCAACTTTGTTAAATTATTAAACAAACAAAAAGAAGTTAAGGACAAAATAAATGCTACTAAGTGATACGGTATCCCAACGATACAGATACAACACACAAGG